GTATTGTTCATCAACCGTCAGTTCTCTTTCGACATTGACGATATGTTAGCAGCTCAAAACTCTTACGGAGCAGGTGGTACATCTTACGGTTTGTTTGATAACGACAAAGAGATGGCATTGAACTTAGGGTTCACAGGTTTCCGTAGAGGTTATGACTTCTACAAGACTGACTGGAAGTACTTGAACGACGCAGCTCTTAGAGGTGGTATCGTTGGAGGAGCTATCAACGGTGTATTAGTTCCAGCTGGATCTACTACAGTATACGATCAGGTTCTTGGTAAAAACGCTAAGCGTCCATTCTTACACGTACGTTACAGAGCTTCTGAGACAGAAGACAGACGTTACAAGACTTGGATCACTGGGTCTGCAGGTGGAGCACAGACTTCTAGCTTAGATGCAATGGAGGTTCACTTCTTATCTGAGAGAGCTTTATGTACATTAGGAGCTAACAACTTCTTCTTGTTCACAAACTAGAATACCTTAACAGAGGGGCATCAGTGTCCCTCTGTTATTTTTTTAATAATTAAATCACATCAAATGAAAAATCAAGCAGTACCAGTAGATAAGATCTACATTTTAAAGGGAGACTCAACTCCTCTTACCTATATGTTATCATCAAGAAACACACGTAGAGCACCTCTACTTCACTTCGATGGAACATCAAACAGAGCGTTACGATACGCTGTAAATCAAAAATCACCATTCGAGGACGAACAAGATGGACACTCTATACTAGAGCCAATTGTTTTTGTTGATGGGGCGCTAATTGTTCCTAAAACAAATCCAGTTTTACAACATTTCTTGTCTTTACATCCAGGGTACGGAGATGTTTTTGAAGAGGTAAACAATGAGAAGAATGCCACAAGCGATATAGAATACTTTAACGCAGAACTAGATGCTTTATTAGCTGCTAGAGAGTTAAATATAGAGATGTTAGAGGCAGTAGCTAGAGTATTATTAGGGGTAAACATTGAGAAGATGTCTACAGCAGAACTTAAGAGAGACGTGTTTGTTTATGCTAAGTCATACCCAACAGATTTCTTAAATATGCTTAATGATCCTATGTTAAAGCTACAGAACACCTGCGCTAAGTTCTTTGAGTACAATGTAGTCGTTATGAAGAATAAGGACAGAGACATTTACTTCAACTTACCACAGAATAAAAAGAAGATTCTAACCGTCCCATATGGGGAGGATAAAAATTATATACTAGCATCTTACCTTCAGACAGATGAGGGAATAGAGGTCCTTAAGTTACTAGAAAATAATATCAAGTAAACCAAACTAAACACTCCAAAATAAGGGGTGTTTTTTTTTGCTATCTTTGTAAAAAGTTTTAAGCATGATAGATTCGGTAAGAAATACGGTGCTCTCTGCCGTAAATAAAAATAATTTTGGATACATAACTCCAGATGATTTTAATTTATACGCAAAGCAGGCACAGATAGATATATTTGAGGACTACTTTTACCAGTACAACACCTGGATAAATAAAATGAATAACAGACAGTCTGGGACTGGATATGCAGACATGGTTAGACTTGCTGAAGAGGTTATAGATAGTTTTTCTTCAACAGCGAATCTTTCGTATGTATCTAGTAAGTTTTCGCTTCCTTCTGACTACTACTATGTAAATACAATAAGATACGGATCAAAGGAGGTAGACAAGGTTTCTCAAGATAAAATATTAAACCTACTCTCTTCTAATCTTACATCTCCTTCTACACTGTATCCAGCATACACGCAAGAAGGCGTCTTAATTACTGTTTACCCATCAAGTATTGATACAAACATAAAGGCTCAGTACATAAGAACTCCTAAGGACCCGAAGTGGACTTATATAATGGTGGGAGGGGCTCCTATATTTAATCAAAATAATGACTACCAAGACTTTGAACTTCCTATTACAGACGAGCCTTTATTGGTTGCTAAGATACTAAAGTACGCTGGACTTTCAATAAGAGAGGGAGATGTGTATCAGTTTGGAAATGCAGAGCAGGTTAGTAATAAACAAATACAAGGTTAATAATGGCATACTTAACTGGTTATCAATACTATGAAAATTCTGGAGAGAATCCAGAGGGAGAGAACTGGGGTTCGTATCAGTACGTATCTCTAGATGACGTTGTAAATAATTTTATGTTAATGTACGTTGGCAATGATAAGTTGATCAATAACGTATCTAGATACAACGTCTTGTTTCATGCAAAGAGAGGAATACAGGAGGTCAACTATGACGCACTTAAAGAGATAAAAGTTCTTGAGATAAGCATATGTGATGACCTTAAGTTTGTGTTACCAAACAACTACGTAAACTACGTAAGAATATCATTATACAAGGACGGAGTTCTTCGTCCGTTGACAGAGAATATTCAAACAAACTATAGTAATAGTTACCTTCAAGACAACAACTGTAGAGTGCTTTTCGATCAGGATGGAGACGTTTTAGAGGGAACTTCTATAATGGACAACGACAGGATTACGAACCAGCAGAGGACTATGTATCCTGGAGAAGGCCCTTTCAGTGGAAGGGAAGGATTTAACTACAACGGTATGTGGTACTTTGATTACCCAGTAGGTGCTAGGTTTGGATTAAATACAGAGACAGCAAACATTAACCCCACATATAGAATTGACAAGAAGTCTGGAGTTATAAACTTTGGATCAGGTATGGCTGGAGAGTTATGTATTCTTGAGTACGTTTCTGACGGAATGGAGGACGGAGATGACTCAAAGGTTAGCATAAACAAGATGGCAGAAGAGTTCTTGTACGCTCATATAAAGTACCAGATACTTTCATCTAAGCTAGGTATTCAGGAGTATGTAGTGCAGAGAGCAAAGAAAGAAAGAACGGCTATACTAAGAAACACTAGAATTAGATTAGGAAACATTCACCCAGGTAGACTTCTTATGAACATGAGGGGTAAAGATAAATGGATTAAATAGGTATGGCAAACACATCTGAAATGGCCGAAGCATTATTCTACGCTGGAAGAATGAATAAAGATCTTGATGAGAGATTTGTTAAGCCAGGGGAATATATTGACGCTTTAAACATAAGAGTAGGATCATCTGAACTAGGAGCAAATAGTAACTCAGAATTAGGAAGTGCTGGAGCTATAGAGAACACCAAAGGGAATACTCAGCTTACTAATCTAGACTACATTAGTCCTGAGGACGCTAAGTGTATTGGGGCTTACCAAGACGGAACTAACGAGACTGTGTACTGGTTTGTAGCATCTTCTGATGCTGACGTTGTTGTGTCTTATAACGCAAACAATAGCACGGTTGTATACCACCTAGTTGGAGACTTGAACTTTGATGAAAAATACCTTATAAATGGCATAAATAAGATTGACGACTTATTATTTTGGACGGACAACCTAAACCCTCCTAGAAGAATAAACGTAACTAAGTCATACACTAACTTTGATGAGAGTGATATATCTGTTATAGTTGCACCTCCTATGAGTGCGCCAGAGGTTTCTTTGTTTAACACTCCAGGAGAAGAGAATTTCATCTTAGATAAGTTCTTGTCATTTTCTTACAGATACCAGTACGACAACGGAGAGTACAGCGCACTGTCTCAGTTTGCTGATGTGGCATTTGAGCCAGGTGAATTTCAGTTAGACTATAGCAGCTTTGAAAACATAGGGATGACAAACTCCTTTAATTCAGCGATTATAAAATTTAATACTGGACCAAGACAGGTTGTCGGTATCGATATATGCTTCAAGACTTCAGACTCTAATATAATAAATGTTGTAGAGAAGTTTGATAAGAATAAGGAGGGATGGTATAACAATGACTCGCAGTCTCTTGTATTTACAAATAGAAAGATATACACGACACTTACAGAGAGTGAGTTATTGAGATTATACGATAACGTTCCTAGAATAGCAAAGGCGCAGACGTCTATTGGAAACAGGATAATGTACGCTAACTATGTTGACGGGTATGATGTAGGAGAGATTGACTATTCATTACAAGTTATAAGTAGCGACTTAGAAGATAGTTCTCTTTCAGTTGACTACACTAATGGGATATTTTACAATATAGATCCTAATTCAAATAACATATCTATACAGGATTCAAAAATAGATATAAACTTTGCTGAAGAAAAACTAAAAAAAGGATGGGTTTTAAGTATAGACTTTAATATTGTACATAACAGGTACTCTGGAGACCCTAATTTTAATACTACAGATTCTCCAGGTCCTGGATCTTCAAATAATTTCACTTATCCATTCTCTTTTTTATTAAATAGGGATTATGATTCTGTATATCAACTAGCTACAAGTCAGGAGTTCATAGACGCTATTTCTACTCACAAACCGTATGCTTTAGCTAGCACTGGAAGTTCTCTTACTGATATATATAATGCTGATAAGGTTGCAAAACAGCCTGATGGGACATATGGAATATGGAACGATATAGATAGTGGAATAAACTCTACAGATGGATCTTTTTTAATAACTTCGTCTCCAGGTAGTAATATATTAGGTTTACAGTGTCCAGCTGTTAAATTCGAGACAGAGTTCCCAGAAGATTCTGGAACATTTTTATATGGGTACCAGTACTTTAACAATGTAGATACATCTGTTTATTTTAGCGAATTAGGATCTAAAAAGAGTCTTCATAGCAACAGAGATTATGAGGTTGCTGTAGTTTATATGGACGATTACCTAAGAAGTTCTACAGCCCTTGTTGATACAGAGAACACTGTATTTATAGATCCTCAGTACTCAGAAAATTCAAACAGTATCAGAGTTACATTAAATAGTTTACCTCCATCTTGGGCTACAAAGTATAAGTTTGTACTAAAGCAGTCTGTAGCTAATTATGAGACGGTATATACAAATATGTTTTTTAATGACAACTCAAATAATACATGGTTTAAATTAGAAGGAGAAAATAGACAGAAAGTTTCTGAAAATCAAACGCTTATAGTAAAAAAAGATACTATAGGAGTTGTTTCTAATTTAGTTGAGACTACGGTATTAGAAATTGCATCTCAACCAGAAGGTTTTTTAAAGGGAAACAAGAATGTAAAAGACGAAGAGATAATAGAGCCAGCAGGTCTTTATATGAGGCTTAGGCCATCTAATTTTACAGCAGAATACGATCCAAACTCTTTTAGAGATAATGGATCTCAAGAGGCTGTAGGAATTTCTTATTATTATTTTGATGAGTTAAATCCTCAATTTGATCCAGAAATTGCAGTTAGCCCAACAAATAGAGAATACAAGCCATTCAATGTTCCAGCTGGATCTAGAATAGTATTTAATGTTAGGATTCAGAGAAACAGAAGGGGTAACAGTTGTAACTCTTATTCTTATAATTATAATCAAACATTTGTATCAAAAACAGATTATACAAATATGTTTGAATGGTTTATTTCTGAAGGACCAAACTTAAACGAAGGTATTCAAGGTGGAGGAGAAGCTGCAATTAGCAATGAAATTAGAAATAGTTTTTTATACTATAGCACCTATAATATTTCTTACGGAGACTTTGTTAATAATTTTTTATTTCAAGCTGAAAATGCAGATACTGGAGATTTTTCTATAGAAAAGTACGGGCTTGATTACGAACAAGGAAGGTTGAGATTTGCAGTAGGAGCTGGTTATCCTAGCTGTGGAAGTAGTAGAAAAACTAGGGTTACTTTAAATATAACAGTAGAGACTGGTAATGGAACATTGATATTTGAAACACAACCAGAGCCAACTAATGGTGAAATATATTACGAGAATAGCCAGAGTTTTGATATCGTAAATGGGTATCACAACGGCAATATGCAGGACCAGACCAGTTCGCAGCCAGCTATAATAAACTTAGATTTCTTTAATTGTTTTTCATTTGGAAACGGAGTAGAGAGTTATAAAGTAAATGACGCGCTAACAGGTGCTCCTTTTTATTTAGGTAGCAGGGTTACTTCTGTGTCTCGTGAAGATTTTAAGGAGGCTAACAGGTACGCTAGTATAACGTATAGCGGTATATACAACGAAGAGACAAACCTAAATAAGTTAAACGAGTTTAATCTTGCCTTAGTAAACTGGAAGGACTGCGAGAAGGCATTCGGGCCAATAAATGTTTTACACGCAAGAAAGACTGATGTACTTGTTCTACAAGAGGATAAGATATCTAATGTACTTGTAGGTAAAAATATATTATCTGACGCTGCAGGAGGAGGTGCTGTAACATCAAACTTAGAGGTTCTTGGTACTCAAGTATCTAGAGTAGAGGAGTACGGAATAAGTAGTAACCCAGAGAGTTTTGTTGTTTACGGATACGACTCTTATTTTACTGATACAAAAAGAAACGTGGTATTAAACTTAAGAGGAGAGGAATTGACTCCAATATCTAGTCTTGGTATGACTAACTGGTTTAGATCTCAGTTTAAGGATAGAATTGGTTTCCAGAACATTGGAGGTTACGATCCGTACATGAACGAGTATGTTCTTTCTCTTAATGACAATCAACTTCCTTCAGAAATTGTATCGTACAGCTGTGGATCTACGATATCTCAATACAAATTTACTGGAACCAATACATTTGAAGTTGAGCTTGGTAGATTTTTAGGAGATGTTTCTATTGATTACAACGTGTCAAGTGGAAGTGCTGATATACTTGTTAATTATAATGGTATTAATGTAATAAATGAGGCTATATATGGAACAGGATCTAGTTCGTTTAATAAGTTATCTATAAGTCCTGCAAAAATAACTGTAACGATTAGTTCAGAAGAAGAAACTGATTATGAATTACTTGTAAACTGTCCTGAATCACCAGAGATAACAGTTGTAAGAGTTTCTCTTAATTCTGTAGATGACACAGATAAAACAATTCATAACAAGTACAACTGGACATTTGACTCTATTTCTAGCGCATACAGTACGGATTTTATAGACATGCAAGCGGATGGAGTTTCTTTATATGCAACTGAAACTGGTATGACTTCAAGAGGACTTATTCCAGCTTTTGGAAGTACAATTAAGATGAGTTCTAATAAACTTGTTGACGACACTTTTGTATTCGATAACAATAAATTTAAGTACTTAGTTTCTCCTGAGTTATACACAGAATCTGAAATTGTATTGCTAAGAGCAGAACTTTTAAATATTCCTGATGTTTCAAATCCTTCTACTGGAAACTACGAGGCTAGCTTTGTATATAATAATCCAAGTGGACATCAGTACTTGTACCTTGTTTGGGATTATTCTGTATCTACACCTATAGACTTATGTTACGATGAAACTTCTTTCTTTGAACCATGTGGATGTGCAGTTAATATACTTACTGTATCAGTAACAGGTGTAGGAGAGACTACAGCTACTTTTAATGGGAACTTTATAAATAACGGAGGAGACTCTACCGCTGTTAGAGGTTTTGTATACGGAACAAGTCCTAATCCGACAACAGCTAATAGCGTTATAACAGATGCATCAATAGGTACTGGAACATACTCGTTAAACGTAACTGGACTAACAAATTCTGTTAAGTACTACGTTAGGTCGTATACTATAGTATCTGGAGATACAGTGTATGGAAATGAATTGAACTTTACAACGATAACAACTACTCTTACTGTTGGAACTACTGGAGGTCAATTCCCAATTTGGGGTTATTCTAGAAACTCTTTAGGAGATCCTTATTTTGGAAGCATAACACCTTATAACCAAATATCTAAATTAAATAATGGACGTATTTTAGGTTTAAGTTTTTATAATAATGTTTTAAAACTTTGGATTACAGGAGTTCCAGAATCAAATCCACCTATAAACTGGTACAGTATTACAATAGGAAATACTGTTATCTACAGAACAGACTCTATTTATGAAGGAGATCCAACTTTTGATTCTGAAAACAACACATGGACATTTCTTTTTACATCAGAAAATATTTTTGGAACTACTGTAGGATTGCAAAAACCAATAATAATATTTTAACATGAGCGCCTTACAATTTTATATAGATTCTATAAATTTTTCAACAGCCAATACGGTATATCTAAATGATTTATTAACAGAAGTGGCTCCAGATGGGTATTACTCTTCAAATGGATACTACAGGAGACAGGTAGACGGTAATTTAATAGACATAGCTGCATGTCCAGTAATAGACACTGTATCAGTAACAGGTGTAGGAGAGACTACGGCTACTTTTAATGGGAACTTTATAAATAACGGAGAAGACTCTACTGCTGTTAGAGGTTTTGTATACGGAACAAGTCCTAATCCGACAACAGCTAATAGCGTTATAACAGATGCATCAATAGGTACTGGAACATACTCGTTAAACGTAACTGGACTAGAATCTGTTGAAACTTATTATGTTAGGGCTTACTCTATAGTGTTTGGAAATGCTATTTACGGAGACGAGATTGTTTTTACAACAGTAATTATAGTACCATGTAATGGAATTGGTGATGCTGGAGGAAATGAAATAAGTGATCAGTACGTTAGTTTAGATTCGACAGGAGGTGTGATTGCGTTTCTTTTTGATCCTTTAGGTCAGGTTGATAAGTTAGAGATTTACCATGGACTACCTCAAGATGGTGGAGTAAACAAGAAGGCTACAACTTCTCAATCAGCTATAAATACTTACACACTTACTGTTAATACTTCAGTTTCTGCAAGTGTAGGAGCTGTATACAGTTCTACAAGTGGAGCTTCTTATACTGTATATACTACTAAAATATCAGGAACAGGAACTTCACTTATTGTTACTTGTCCTACTTTTACTGCACCAATAACTGCACTTACAAAAATAAGTGGTACAGGAGATAGTTCAATAGATTTTACATTATCTACTCAAACTTATGGTGGAAACTATGGTCCATTTGACAATGTGTGGGGAACACTTCCTTCTAATTTAGAACCAAATGATCCAGTGCTTCCAGTAGATCAATTTATAGGTACAGATAAAGGATCAGTACCAACAAGACAAACTCAGTTTACATCTGATACTGGATATACTGTTTCTTCTATGATAGTAGGAGGACGTACATACGATCAAGTTGTGTGGTGGAAGTATACTGCTGAAGACTACTTAACAAATCCTACGGCTACAATTAGATCTGTAGGAGGATCAGCAGGAACACAGTGGTTTTCTGTTAGACTTTGCTTTTAATAAAATATTAATATGACAAACACACTATCATTTAGCGCAGCGTCACAGGGATGGACCTCATTCTTTTCTTACATACCTGAGAGGATGATCGGTATGAATAGTTACTTTTATACCTTTAAGAACGGTAACCTGTGGAGGCACAACACAAACGAGACTAGGAATCAGTTCTACGATTCTCCAATAGAAGAATGTAGGTCAACAGTAACTGGAGTATTCAACCTAGACCCAAACACGGTCAAGAACTTCAACACGTTTATGACGAATGACGACAGTCCTTGGAACTGTACGTTCTACACAGACCTGTCAAAAGGTCACGCCCTGTCTACACAGTTTGTAGAAAAGGAGGGTGGTTACTTTGCATACATACGAGGGGCATCAAACGGCAACGACTTAAAACTTAGGTCTAACCATGGTATAGGAGTTCCAGTGTCTGTTGTGTCTACTAATCCATCCGCTGTGGTTGTTACGTTCGCAAACGACATAGGAAGTATTATAAGTACAGGAAGCAACATATACGCTGGTGCAATAAATTTATCAAATGTAGTTCCAACTATACGTCTTATAGGCGTTATCACGTCAAGAACCAGCAAGTCTATAACAATAAACACTACTGGAGGTAGTCTACCACTTGTTACGGATATGGTACTATGCTCTAAAAACTTAGAGGCAGAGTCTTATGGTCTTAGAGGATACTTTATGCAGTTTGAAATGGAGAACACATCAACTAGCAGGGTTCAGCTGTATAATGTTCAGTCTAGTATTTTCAAAAGTTATCCTTAAAAATTCACTATCTTTGCAGTATGTATATACGAAAGTTAGAGCATAAAGACTACGACGAGATTTTAACCAAATGGTGGAAGGACTGGAGATGGTCGGCACCTCCTAGAGATTTTCTTCCAGAGGACGCAACGGGTGGCCTAATTATATATGACGAAGAGGTTCCAGTTTGTGCTGGATTTGTCTACATGACAAACTCTAAGGTTGGATGGGTTGAGTTCATTGTTTCAAACATGGACTACAAGGACAAGGATAACAGAAGGTTGTACCTATCTACACTTGTTGACTCACTAGGGAATGTGTTAAAGAGTGTCGGAGCAAAGTACACGTACGTGTCTCTAAAGAACGACAGCCTAATAAAAATATACGAAGAACTTGGGTACGTTAAGGGATCCAAGGGATGTTTAGAAATGATAAAACAATTATAGAATGGCAGTAGTAACAGGGTTAGCTATAGCAGCAGCAGGAACAGCAGCCTCGATAGGGATGAACTTATCGGCAGCGGCCAAACAGTCTAAGGCACAGGCGGCAGCAGAGCAGGCGGCAGAAGAGGCAGCAAAGAAGGCAGAGTCAGAGTATCAGAGAGAGTTTGCAGGTGGTGTACAGCTACCTATGGAGGCATACCAACAGGCTGGAAGAGAAGGAACTGCACAGCAGATGCAGGCGCTACAGTCTCTACAGGAGGCCGACTCAAGGTCACTTGCGGCAGGAGTTGGAAAGGTTCAGGCAGCAGCAACAGACGCTCAGGCTGCAATTACAGATAAAATGAGGGAAGACTTGTTCTCATTAGAGTCAGCTCAGATGGAAGAGAAGATTAGAAACAGAGACCAGATTGCTAAGATGAATCAAGAACGTGCTATAGGAGCACAGACAGCAGCGGCAAACGCAGAGACAGCTAAGATGAACGCATACGCAAGTATAGGAACTAGTCTATCTGGATTAGCTTCTACTGCACTACAGGCAGCTCCTTTATATGGGAAGACTGGCGCTCCTGCAGATATTGGTAAAGGATTTACCGTTGGAAGTACAACTGGAATGGGAAGTACAATTAACCCAGCACAGCAGTCTCCAATAGGAGAAAGATTTGGATCACCTCAACAGTCTCCAATAGGAGAAAGATTTGCTCCTTCTGTTCCGACATATAGCATTTTTCAACAGTATCCTGGGATAACTTCTCCAAAACAGAAGTTGATTAATGATTTAGGATATGATCCAAATGACATGTATTTACCAGGATCTGGATATTAATAAAAATAAATAAATGGAATACTACGGATATAAAGATAGGGGAGAGTCAGGAAACCCAATAGTAGACTGGGGTAAGATTGCAAGCGACCTTACGGCTAACCTAACAAAGATTGAAGAGGGTAGAGAGGCAAAGCGTAAGGAGATCGACGAGGTTACTCAGGGATTTGTTGACGAGATAGGAAAGGTTGACGTTGGTCACAGCCAGTCAATGGGTACGTTCATTCAGGACGCAGCCAACTCCACAAAGCAGTACACACTACTTCAACAGAAGTTGTTGAAACAGGGTAAGATAGATCCTAACCAGTACAAGATGAACCTACAGAATCAGAAGGACTCATGGGGAGCGTTCACTGGCGTAACTAAGAACTGGAACACTAACTACGACAGGTTCGTGGATATGCAGAACAAGGGACTAGTTGGACAGCAGGCCGCAGATATGATGGAGTACCTTGGTAGTATGCAGGACTGGCAAAACAAGAAGGCTTTTATAGACCCCGCAAGCGGTAACTTGTATGTTGCTGAGTACGATAAAGAAGGAAACATAGACACAAAGAATTTTCAACCACAGAGCGCAACTGGCTTCTTAAAGATGGTTGGAGATACTCCAGTTAAGGTCAACTTAACGGCTGAGGTTGCTAAGAACAATAAGATAGCAGACTTCAAGAAGACCATTGGAAACAGAAACATATCAGACCCAACAATAAGACCAGAGTACGAAAGGATGTCTGATCAGATCGCCAACAGTGTTCTGTCTACAGACAGAGCTATAGGTAGTGTACTTATGGATAACGTGGGTGGATATACTAGTACGTTCCAGGTTAACCCTAAGCTGTACACAGACGAAGAGAAAAAGGCCGCTTCAGAGGGTAAATTAATTGTTTACAAGAAGGATGGTTCTGGAAACTACAACCCAACAGACTTTACTAAGGA